AAAGTGAAAGCGATCAAAGACAAGGACAGGTATTTACAAGGCGAAGTTGCCGATCGAGATGTGGCAGCAAACAATCAGCAGGTAATGAGGTGTGAAAAAATTTTGGCGTTACCCTACGCTCCTGCAGAGACTTTGTTGTGTTTCCTCGTGTTGTTAACTTTGCCTTCTGTATTTTGTTTGATCGGCTTTTGCATTGTTCTTTATAGGAAAAAGATCAACCTAATTACGTTGTATGAGTCCATTCGACCTGCTAACCCCGGTCCTCCTCCTCCTTTGCCTCCTCGAATTCAACCTGTAGTAGTTAGGGGTGTTGATGGTGTGGCTAGAGATTTAAACGCTGGAGCTCGTATGCCTGGTGATGTTCGGGGACTTGGTTATGAGGCTAAAGGAAAGAATAAACGCTTTGCTAAGTGTAAAGCTCGAACTCGTGCTCCAATAGGCATGAGAACCTGGATCTTTTATAACCAAGATGGTGAAGAGTTAGGATCTTGTTTCATACCAAAGGATTTCGACATGACTGAAGACATGAACAATGCTTTATATGCATATCATGTGGCAAACTCCTGGCAAGATGCGGAGGATGAATGGGAAGAGTCACTTGGCGGCAACAATGTATGCACGCCAGTGCCCCCTACTCCCAAAGTACAGCGTAAAGAAGTGACCAAAACAGTCAAGCTCGAAACTGTGAAAGAAAAACAAAAGAAGCCATGCTTTTTGTGTGGAATTATAGGTCATTACGCTAAGGACTGTGTCAATGGTAAGTCTAAAGGTGAATCTAGTAAATCATCTAAAGCTTTGCCACCTCCTGGTATGAATAACATGGAGAGTTTGATGCCTGGATCGTCAGTGACCTTTGTATCTACTATGCAGAAGTATGCTATAGAGGTAACTTCTGGAGCTGAAGTGATTGGTTATGCTTTTTATGCAGGTGGTGTGTGGATGCCCCTTCATGTTTGGAACGAGGCAGCCGCCAGAAATCAGCCTGTTATTTTGCGTCAAGGTAAGGCATCCGTCACTGTACAGCAAGAAGGAAAAGTGGTTAAAGCTCATCCTGATGACTTAATACACTTTACACAATTTAGTGGGTTGTTTGTAACGGTACCTAGTAAATTGTTTGGTTTTAAAATCACTCCTAGAGGACATATTTTGTGCAATGGTCGATTTTCAGAAGGCCCTTTGATGGTAGTTGACGGAGAGTTGCAGCACAAGATATCTACTGAACCAGGGTACTCTGGTTCATTGGTCTGGTCGGATGGTAAAATAGTTGGCATCCACATATCAGGTGGAAAGACCAACTCGGCCATACTTATAACGGAAAAGCTTAAACGTGAGTTTTTTCCTGTCCCCGGGTCCAGAACCGTTGAAGCAGTGTCTGGACCCAATCATGCCCTCACACGCAAGAAGTGGGCTAGACATGGAAAATCCCCAGTCGGCTCAACTTCAGAAGGAGTTGGTGCAAGTCAGGTACTTGGACCCGTTGTTGCGGGACAAGTGCGTGGGTTATCTAGTGAATCCTAATGGGCCTCCCTCTACTCTTTATGAGAGGGATGACCTGTGGTCCAAGGGCGACTATGTGATAGCACCCTTGGATGATGAGAGTGTGGTTAATGGTTTGATGAAGTGGTATCACGATTATGGATCGATATCTTTTCAGGAGTACGACAAACTCTTACAATGGATGCATTATATGTACGGAGGTGTGATAGCAGGAGAACCATGGTCTCTCGACAAGGCTCGAGAGGTAATAGATGGTGATAAGGCTGCTGGACATCCTTACAGGTACAAGGCAGGACCTAGCAAAGGTCAAAACCTTGATGTTTTTTCAGATGGAGAGTTATTGTATCATTTTCAGCATTATCGTCAAATAGCTGTAGCTACTTTGAAAGATGAGTTGAGGGTGCCTGAAAAAGACGCTCGATTATTCATTCCGGCCAATTTGTGTATGGTACTTATGGGCAATTATTTGTTTGGAGCTCAAAATGAACGCATTCAGGATAAGCATTCACACATGCCTATTAAAATAGGCATGGTTAGCCCTGGATCCGAGGCCTTTCAGTTTTGGAATCACTTTTCACGTTTGGAAGGTGAGTTTCATCAGTTTGATGGGGCCCAAAACGATGCTCATTTTGCTCCTGTATTAGCATGTTTGATTAGAGACTTTAGGAAACATTATTTGCCTAAGCGCTTGCATGATTATGTCGATAGATAC